GATTCAAAAAAATTAAAAGTAGATTATGATGGTGAGAGAGTAAAAACACCAATACATGATTGGTATGATAGAGAAGCTTGGGTAAAAAGAAAAGAAAGAATTCTTAAAGGAAAAGGAAAAAAAGGTGTGTTGAGTAGATATATGAACCTAAAAAATCCTGGTGAGATTCTACCATCATATAAAGAACAAAAAAAAGATGGAGTGATTCATCCTGATTATCCTGGTGAACCAAGATTCTATGTTAATTTACTAAAAGGTAAGAAATCAAATGATGAAAGACATATAATATTAAAAAATATTTTTGATAGTGACTTAACAAATAATATGATTGGTTATTTTGATGACTTTGATTACACACATAAGTTTGATAAAAATATGAAAAATATTTTACCAATTATATCAGAGTGTAAATTTACTTTATGTTTTAACTGGCCTGGTCAAGAAGAACACTTAACTTCAAGATATAATGAAGCATTAGCTTGTGATGTAATCCCTTTAGTGTGGCAAAATTATGATTGTAATAATCAATTAGTTTTAGATGACAGACAAAGAATGTTTTCTTTTGAAGATATAAAAAAATGCTTGAAAAATACTACAGAAAGTCGTAGATTAAAATGGTTAGAAGAAATTAAAGAAAAATATTTAAATGTAACTAAACCTATAGAACATTATGAAGAATTGTTTAATAAAAAATTAAAAAAAATAATAGAGGATTAAAATGAAAAAATTAACAGCAGAACAAATCCAATTAAATTGGGAAACACTAATGGGTATCATTGATAAACACATCAGTTCTGATAGAAAAGAAAATCTATTAAAGATGTATGATGACTTTAAAGATAGAATGATGTTTGCACCAGCTAGTGCTAAAGCGGCATTTCACAATGCGATGCCAGGTGGATATGTTGAACACATTCTTCATATTGTAAATCATTCTCTTCAATTAAAAGAGTTATGGGAAAAGAATGGAGCTATGATAAACTTTACAGATGAAGAGTTAGTGTTTGCAGCTTTACATCACGACTTGGGTAAGGTTGGGGATTTAGAACACGACTATTATGTTCCTCAAGATTCAGATTGGCATAGAAAAAATCAAGGTGCTATTTATAAACACAATCCTTCTCTTCAGTATATGAAAGTACCTGATAGAGGATTGTGGTTACTTCAACATTATGGTGTTAAGGTTACGGACAAAGAATACATTGGAATTAAATTGACGGATGGGTTATATGATGATGCTAATACATCTTATCTAAAATCATATAATCCTGATTTTAATCTTCGTTCCAATATGGCTTATATATTACATCAGGCTGATATGATGGCGACTCACATTGAGTTTGATGAATGGCAAAGAAACGATGGTGAGTCGGTTAATACAAAAGTTCCAAAAACAAAAGACGAACAAGAAAAGGTAGACAACCTCAAACAAAAATTTGATGAGTTGTTTGCTAACTAGGAGATAAATATGTGGTGGTTATTTTTTGTTTTATTCTTTTTAATTAGTATGGTATCATCCATATTATTATTTTATTCATTAAGAAGAATAACTCAATATGAAGAATTGATTTTACAGATACAACAAGTAATAACATTTTCAACAGAAAAAATGAAACAAGTGGATGTTAATGGGCACTATGAATCAGATGATGAAACAGGTTTCTTTTTTGAACAATTAAAACAAATACAATTATCATTAGATGGGATATTTGAAACAGAGGAGACAGAAAATGCCAAAAAAGAAAGCTAAAAGAAAAGTATATTTTGGACAAGAAGTTCAAAGTGCTATTATTGAATATAACTTATCAACTAATGATGGTGAAAGAAATATAATATACAGAGATAGAATACATAAAGCTTTTGATAAATTAGCTGAAAATATAATTAACACATTTAAATTTACTTATTTTGATATGCCGTTTGAGGATATAAAACATGAGGTAGTTGCATTTATGGTAATAAACATGCATAAATATGACCACACGAAAGGTTCAAAGGCATTTAGTTACTTTTCAGTTGTAGCTAAAAATTACTTAATACTACATAATAATAATAACTATAAAAAATTAAAATCACATGGTGAGTTAACATTACTGGATTCTGAAAATAAAAATAAAAATTTAGGTAAAATAGATATGAAACAATTTACTCAAGAAATAGTAAATTACTTTGAACATAATTTACCAAACATTTTTAAAAAACAAAGAGATTTAAATATTGCATATTCAATAGTAGAACTGATGAAAAAAATAGAAGACATTGAAAATTTCAATAAAAAATCTCTTTATATTTTAATTAGAGAAATGACCGATGTTAATACATCACATATTACATCAGTTGTTAATGTGTTAAAAAAACATTATAAAAAAATACTTAATGAATATCACTCTACTGGTGATGTTATTGTTAATAAAAATAAATCATTTTTTTAACTTAAAATATTAACAACTACTTTTTTATTAAACCCATCTTAAAGATGGGTTTTTTATTTTAATCAATTTCCTACAAATTCTATATTTATATATGAATAACTACATCTAGGAGATGACATGTCAAAGGATAATGAAATATTTGAAGGTAAAACCTTTCAAGATTTAACAAAAGATATCTATGAAAATTCACAAAAAAAGAAATTACAGATAGATTTGTTAATACAAGAAATACATGGATTCATCACAACCATTGATGATGTGGTTATGGTTGCTCCAATTATTAAAGAATATATGGATGCATCAATAAAAAATGATGAACATCTTGTTAAACTAGCTGGAGTCCTACAAAGAATTATAAGTAAATCACAAGGTGAATCAGATGAATCAATGTTATTAACAGATGCTGAAAAAGAAGAATTAATGGGAACACTTCAAGACACGGTAGATGATTTACAAAAAGAAAGTGATAGATTATCAGATATAAAAAATAAAACAACAAACATTAATAAGGTGTAATATGGGATCTGTATTTACAACAATACCAGGAAATAGTATTAAAGGATTTATGAATAAAGATTATGATATTCCTTTTCATCTCCAATTTGTTCCTGGATATACGGTGGAAGTTGTTCATTCAAACGAAAGTTTTAGATATGAGGGTGATAATACTTTAGGCACCATTATAGCTTATCCTCATATATCTGATCAATTATATAAGAGAAGAGCTTCTATGGGTGAAGAATATAGATATTTTCCTTTATTTAGAGGTATGACCGAATTCCCATCAAAAGGAGATCCTGTTTTATTGTGTACTATTGGAAAAGTTAATTATTATTTAGGACCATTAAATACTCCAAATAACAGTCCAACATGGAATGATGATCCTTCATATAAACCAGAACAAATGATAGGTACAGATATTGGTAATGTATCTAGACGAGGTCAAAGAGGTGAAAGTTATGCTTTTAATAAAATGTTTAATTTTGAAAGACTTCAAAAACCTAGAAAGAGTGATTTAGATTACGGTGACATTATAAAAGAAACAGTCGGTGATATGATGTTTGAGGGAAGACATGGTAATAGTATAAGAATTGGAAGTAGAAGTAGTGATCCATATATTTTTATGTCTAACGGTAGAAGCTCTAGGAATAAATTAGAAACTTTAAATGATGGTGGTTTAATTAGTATGATTAGTCATGGATCTATATCACAACATTTTGGTAGATATTCTGAAGAATCAAATGGTCAATCTTATCACTTACCATCACAGATGGATTTTCAATTAGCCTCAGATAAAGTTCCTATAGAAAAACAAGGTGAATTTATAAATGAAAGACCTATGGAATCTGTAATATCAACTATTAATCAAATGGATGACGTTACATCATATCTTTATGATTATGGTAAAGAAAAAGTTGATGGTATTTCTACAAATCAGATATTAATTCATTCTAATAGAGTAACTCTTAATGCTAAATCTGATGACATTTATATATCATCATTTAAAGATATACACATTGGAACTGGTAGAAGTATGAGTATCTCAACTAATGAAGATTTAATAATAGAATCAAATAGTGTGTACATAGGAGATCCATTAAAAGGTGGACAAAGTAGAGTAATGGACAAGATGGTATTGGGTGAACAATTATTTACAATTTTAAAAGATTTAATTAATGTATTACAGAAAGCAAATGGATTAGTTCAAGGTGTAGGAGTACCATTAGTAGATGCTCCAGGAGCTACATATAAACCACTTGCACCACAACTTGTAGCTGTAGGCGATAGATTAAAGAATATACTAAGTCAACATCATTATATTGAACCAAATAGATAAAGAGGTAAACATGAAAAAGAAAACAAACATAAGAACA